AACAGATTTATCAAAAAAACTATTTGGTGCAGATTTAATAGCAGAATAAAACAATGCCAAATCCATAGAATAACCTAAATTCGATGTTGATTCAAATTTAGTAAGTATAGCAGTGTTTAATTCTGATGTAATAGGAATAGAGGACAAATATACTTTGTCCTCTAGTTCTGAATATCTAATTTTAACATTTCCTGTAACAGTCGGGTCTGTAAATGTAAGTGGTTTAATAATATATGAATTAAACTCATTCATTACAGAAAGACTGTCAAAACTATAATTCATATATTATTATGGTGATAATTGATTTACTTTTAATTCTAGTTCGCTGATTCTTGTATTTGATGCGTCTAACAATTGCGTTAATTCAATCAAACGAATAGAATTTACTTCCAATTGAGAATTTATAATAGAAGTTAGTTGTGTAGATTCTATATTTGATAACAATACTTGTGTATCCGTTTCATCCAGAATATCATCAGGAAATGCCACTTGAACAGGATTTGACCAATCAGATAAAGTTCCATTAGAGGGCCAGCCTGCTTCTGAAATAGATTTAATTCTTATTTCTACTATCTCTCCACGAGTAATAGGAATTGATATTTGATTAATATTATTTTCGTCGGCATCTTGTACATTTTCTACTGCCCACTTAAATCTTCCCGTTAATTCATCAAATTCCTTCTTTCGAACAGGACTTGTTATTCTATTCCACGGAGAGAAATAACCAATTCTTTTTTCTCCTGAATTTCCTACAAAATTAATTTGTGTAGCATTTGAATTAGACTCTTGTTGTTGTCTAGACAATTCTGACGCTTGTGTCGAATTTACTGCTTGTGCATTTAAACTCAAATATCTATATTCTACAATAAATTGTACTATTTCTTGAAATCCTGTTCTATTATCAAATTTTGCATTTGGAATGGGCCAGAATCCTTGAATCTGATATTTAGGGTCAAGATTTACATCTTTAGCTTTTCCGAATGTTTTCAATTGTTCTTGTACTGCATTTTGCAGTGTAGTGTCAATATTTCTCTGTGTAATCAGTTCATCTATATTTTTTCTCAATTCTTCTAATTGCGCTTCTTCCTCTGCTTTTTGTTCAATTTCTTCTGGAGTTTGCGGTACACCAAGAAATCTTGTCCTTGATAATTTCTCATAGGCGGCAGTTAAAATAGAAAGTTCAGAATTATACGAAAGAATTTTACCAGACAAACGAGCTAAATCTTTACTAATTTTTGCTAGTTCTTGTGTATTTTGGGTATTAAGTTTGTGTGTATTTACCTTAACAACTTTGAAATTATCTTTCGATATAGTTGGTGCATCAGGTTTCAATGCAAAAATAGCAGGAATTTTGAAATCTGTTACTTGACCTAATAGACTTACTCCATAATCAGTAACAAAATTATTATAATAATCTGCAAAGTTAATAGTTCCCGTAGATGTTTCTGTTACTAAATCATTTGTATAAAATCCTACACCATCAGACCATTGAGTATCCATTATATTGAAATAAGGGTCGATTGGACGAATGAATATAACTTGTCTTTCATCAAAACTTACACCAATATCTAAATACAATTCCTTCTCTGGTGTGGATGCAATAGAAAGTGTATCTACACCCATAGAAATAGGAGATTCGCCTTCTAACTGAAGAACTTTAATACTTTCTGTAGCAGAATCAACAGACAAAACTCTATATGTTGTGTTATCGCCTGTGTATAATACATCTCCTATTTTCAAAAACATTTCTTGATAGTTTCCTCTATCATATTGAGAATAATTCAATGTATTCAAAAAATATTCGGATTCTGTAATAGGAGTATTAGGTTTAATTCCTACTACACTAAAACTTCCAATATTTTTAATAAATCCAGGAGGTAATTGTTCTACTTTTTCATCTATTTGATATGGGATTTCTTGCGAAGCTAAATCTATAATAAGTGTATTATAGTCTATATCGTTTTTTCCTTTATATCTATCGTTGAAGAATTTTATTTGTTTATTAGTTCTTGGTCTAATAATTATTCTTTGAATTTGTACGTCTTTTGAGTAAAAATCAACTTTGTTGTTTAGTTTGAATTGTACAAATATCATTGGATTTAGAAAATTTTCTAAAAACCAATTGGGTTTTGTAATAAATCTATTCGGAGCAGTAAGTTCTGTTACACGTGCAGGTGCTTTAATTAGAATACCTTCTGCTGGCTTGAAGTTATTTTTATTCATGCTATTACGAAGACCTCGAATATCACGATTTTGCTTCTCTAATTTAGAATTTACAGATTGCATAGTAGGAACAGTAAATGTTCTCTCTATTCCCTGTTCAGTCTGTACATTAATAGAAACCGTCTCTGAATCAGATGTAAAAATATCTTGTAACTGAGTTAGTAAATTTAATGTAAACTTCGACATCTTAACAAAATAAGACATCGAATCTGATATAGAATTGAATACTTCGTAAAATTTTAGTTTAGCCATTTTTTACTGTTTGTTGAAATTAATTTTTGCAGGTTTTTTCAGTTCTTTCAGAGTAGTAACTGTATCTACCATAGCTTCTGGATAACGACTTCTATATTCTATGTATCGTTGTGGAAATAGACTATCATCTTTATACTTATCAAATTCTTTTTTATCAGCAACAACAACACACAAGTCCTCAATTTTTTCTGTTTTACTTCCTGTCAATGGTTTTAACGTTTCAAATGAAATTCTTGTAACCACCCAATACTTTTCGTTATTTACTATTACATCCAATATAGAAGAAAACCCTACATAAGGACTAAAATCCCCATTCTTATCAAATAAAACAGAATATACATTTGGATAGAGTCTTTTAATCTCTGCGTAAAGTTTTCTATACTTTTCTCTATCAACTTCTCCAAAATAAGATGATTCGTTCAAAAAATCTTGAAAACTTAAAGTGTGAATATTATTATTCATTTTGTATTTTTTAGTTTGGAATATCTATAAAGAAATCGAACGTATCAGGATTATCACAAATTATATCAACATATCGTTTGGATAATAATCCTGGTGTAAAATCTGCTGCTGTTAGTGTTGCAATTTTTGCACCATAAGGTGAAGGATTTCTTAATCTATTTCTTGCATCAGTAAAGATAGTAATATTACTACCAATAGATGCTTCTTGTGTCTCAGTAGAAATAATAGGATTCAAGAACAACAATTCGTCTTTGAAAAATATTCTAAAACTTTGACCACGATTCCATTTTACATCAGTATCATCTATAAAAATTCTAAAATCTTTTTTTGGATATGATGATTGCAAATTTACATTCGATGTATAACTATTCGTAGATATAGAAGATATTCTATAGTAATTAGAAAATTCCTCTAATTTGAATGTATAATTATAGAAATTACCAGAATTATTCCAATCAAGAGGAAATGCTGCTTCTACTTTGTCTGATAGATTATACGAATTAAATGTTGTAGAAAATACAGCCTTTTTAGAACCAGGTTGTCTTTCAATCTTAATACCCAAACCTTCTTCAAACGCAGCTAAATCAAAACTCAGATTGGTTGGTATTTCACCCTTCAATATTTTTTTCAAATCGTCCGATAACTTTACTATCAATTTACCTATTTGAGTAGAATTATCTGCTGACAACACAAATTCATTAGAAGAAACTATTCTTTCTATTTTTGTAATTCTATTTACAAGGTCATCTAATGGCATATTTAATTTATTTACCAAACTAGATAACAAATTGACTTTATCTCTATCCAAACTTTGACTTGCACCACCATCTATAATAGATTGTGCAAGCAATTTCATTTGATTCATTGCGTCCGCAAATAAATCCATAGAAAAAGTGTATCCATTGTCAACTTCTACTTCTACATTAGGAAATAAAAATGGGTCAATTACTCTCAAATCCGTAGGAGCAGATTGATTTGAAATTTTGAGATTAAACTTAAAACTAAATGCATCACCGTTTTGACGGCTCAATGCATTTGGTCTATTTTTCTTCAGTCTTGGAATCCATGATACCGAATTTGCATTTGGTTGTGTTGGTCTATCGATAAAATAAACACCAAATAGATTAGTCGCATGAACCGTTTCCAATCCAGTAGAAGGATTGTTTGAATAAATGTCATAATAAAGAAGCACAGCATTAAATTCAAATGAATCTGTATTCTTTTGTGAATTTAATTCAGAAAATGATGTAACACCTGGTACTATATTATTATATGGATTGATAGTTTTTTCTAATGTAATTCCATCTAACTTAGAACGAACAAATCTAACTGCACCCGAAAGAGGGTCGTTAATGTCCGTACCAAATCCTGAATTTCTATCGGAAAAAATAGCAAAATAATCATTCGTAGCGGTTTCAAATGAGGAAGGCTCTGTTAGATATGCATATGCTTCTGCTGCGGATGTATTAAACCACCAATTATTTGGTGAAGTAGTTGTAAAATAATCTGTATTAAGGTCACCATTGATTGTAATTGGTTCTGGTCCGTGAAGACCAGGTTGTATTTTCTTATAAAGAGACAAAACAGCAAACCCTGGAATATCATCATCTGTTGCACCCTTAAATGTAGAATCGTACATAGCATCTACACGAAGTCCGTCTGGGTGTAACGGGTCTGTAATTATTCTTCCCGAAATTAATTCACGGTCACGGTCTGTTCTATAAAATATTTGTCCTGGTGAATAATTATTATCAGAACTTACTTTAAATAAAGGCGTTTTTGTTCCACCGTGAGCAACAGGAACGTGTGCATATACTTCTGTATAGTTATTATCCTTTGATTCGAAAGCATTTGTAACACCTAATGTACCAATATACTCTACTACTCTTTTATAGTTAGCGGAATTTTTTTCCTCCGAATAATAACCATCTATAATTACACCATTATTATCTTTAGCTGGTTCAAAACGTATTGCCGTAAGTTCTTTCAACCACTTGAAGAATATTCTTTCAGATACAGTAGAATCAATACCCAAATCATACGTTTGAGAACTTAATACTTGACTTTCAAAGTTTAAACAATAATTCTGAAATGATTCTGCAAATTGTTTAGTAGAACTTGTAGTGTCAACATTTAATGGTTTTCGAGCACCAGATTGTGATGCATAAAATTTGATAGTATTTCTATTTACTCCACGTTCATTAAAATCTGGTAAATTCAATAGAGCAAACTTGGAGAATCTAAACTGTTTGGTAGTTGTAGCTTCACCTACATTTAAAGACATTTCTCTTGTTGCACTTGAAAATGTATAGAAAGAACCATTTTGTTCTGCTATTCTTCTAATTATTGGTGTTGAATTTGCCATAAATTGTTATTCTGGTATTGTAATTAATGTTCTAAAAAATGTTCTAAGTGCTCTATAAAAAGGTGTAAGTAAATAATTTTCATCAAACACACTATTTGCACTATAAGCACCATTTGGGAATCGGTTTACTTCTGGTGAATAAATTGGTGCAAGATTCGTAAGTACCATACCGTAGAAATTGCTAGAATTAATTCCAGATTGAATTAAATTGTTAAAAAAACTGTCGTATTTACTTTTTGCTAGATTTTGTCTTGCCAATTTTCCACCTGATGTATTCGAATCATCAAATTGAATATTCTGTAATAATAACTTTATGTTGTTATTATTACATATATTTATAATATCTGATAAAGTAGTAATTGAAGTAATAGTATCAATGTCTTTTAATTTAGATTGAATACTAAATCCTGTTATACTGCCAATTACATCTTTTAGTTGTGTTTTGTAAAATTCAACAAAATACTCAAAGAAGTCAGAATTAAATGAACTATTTGTTATGTTAAAGATATTTGGTATCTGTATGAAAAATGTAATATCAGGAAAAAAATGTCTATATGCATTTATTAATTCATATACTACGGATGTATAATCTTCAAACAATAAAACACTATTCTTGTAACTATACTCATCCTCTTCGATATTATACTCAAAAAATAAAGAATCAAAATCAAAAATTATACAGTCTAAAATAGAACTATGAAAATTACAAAAATTTTCAATATAATTTTGAATTAATTCTTTATTTAATTTAACAATAGGTGGTAAAGTTTTTATAAAATCATTTATGAAAGAAAAATCTTCTATAAATATACTTTTTGTATTTAATGTATTTGAAAATTCCCTTAGACGTTTCTCTTTTATATTAGAAAAATTAGAATATTTCTCTTCTACTTTTTTAAGTTTGTATGCTTTTATATCGGAATATAGAATATGAGTACAATCTTCTCTTATAAATTCTATACTTCTAGGACCGTCTAAGTATTCATCATTTTTGAAATACGTACCAAATAAAAAGTTTCCTGGAATTATTGATTTAATACCACTGAAAAATGGTTTCATTATTCAAGATTTAGTTGTTCACAAACTGCTTAATAGCACCATTATACAATGCTTTCAAAATCCAAGAATTACCACTAAAGATAAAACTAGCACCCTGCCAATTATCAGTAAATTCAATTGCTGCATTTACTGGCAAGTTTATGATAGATGGTGCAGATTCGGCGAGTGTTTGACCATTTACAATTTTGTAGGTATCGAGACCGATTGGTGTTTGAGGAAGTAATACAAAAACATCCAATGTTTGTCCTATTTTCACACCAGTATTATCAAGACGAACATTGTTTAGAAAATCATTTACATTGCTTACGTTTCTTCCAGAAAAATCAAGAATCATAAATGAATTACCACGTGCATCAATTTTTCCAACAGTATAGGTAGGAAATCCAATCAAACCCAATTGTTTTGTAGCACTCGTAAATTGCATAGCAACTGGTGCATTACGGGCAGAACCGAGTACAAATTCTCTATCTACTCGAAGAGAACCCTGAATAGTTGACAATGAATCTACATTTTTAATATTCAAAATTCCTGTTTCCGAAGTAATATTTGTCTGTGCAGTAAGTGAACCTACCTCCGCAATCTGTCTAACAAGAATATTACCACCGAAAGTGCCAGAGCCATTTGTAGTAAACAAAACGTCTGTAATATTCCCAAGACCTTCTTTTGTAATATCAAGACTTTCAATTCCTAGAATTTTTCTCTGCGAAATGTCAATAATATCAGTAATAGATGCAATACTATCTTGAATAGCAGCAAAATTGTTGTTGATGATATTAAACGCATCTATATAAAATTCTTCTTCAGTTATTCTGTCTAATGTTATCATGTTTTTTTATTATTTACTGTTTTATATTTAAGCCAATTCTTCTTGAATAGAAGTATCTGTGTTGCTTATTTTTTTTAGCACATTTTTGTAAAATTCGCAAAGATGAATTATACAACTATTGTTATATTCATTTATCAATGAACCCGAATTTTTCTCTGTAATGATTCTAAAAAATTCATAATCATTTGGTGCATTAAATCCAGCATGATATTGAAACTTAGCCTCATATATGGAATAAAAATCATTTTCCGAAAATTCAGGATTTGTTTCTTCATAGAAATCAAACAATGATATACAATCGTAATTTAAATCTGAATTTTCAAATCCAAAAAATTTAAGAAAAAAATTCTTATTTTTATCGTCTCGAAATACAAATGTATAGTCTTCGATTATAGAAGTAAAGAAATTAACTATCTCCGTATATGATTTATCAGATTCTATAGAAGATGATTGTAACTGATATGAATAATCTTTATTGAATGTAGCAACCGTTAGAAAAATTATTTCTTCTATTTTTTGCTTTTTACAGAATTTATAATAGAGATATTCTAAATCGTCTGTCTCCATATAATCTTCCTTTTCAGTATCATATGGTGTTATATTCTGTATGTTTTTTGATAATTTATCAGTTACATTTTTTTTAATATTTTCATAATCTACAAAATTTTTGACCATCTTTGGTCGTATAAAAGAATGTATTATGATAAATTTTTTGCGCATTTTAAGTAATACTCCTATTGTTAAAAAATAATTATTACTACTATTCTATAATTATCCAATCATTTTTTCGTCTTGAATAATTATTTCCATTAGTATCACGAATATTCAATTCAATCGAATAATAACCAGGTTCATCAAACATATAATTCATATAATTAGAGAAGTTTCTATAAACAAGTAAATTAGTTTTAGAATTAAATATTCTCCAATGATATTCACTTACATTTTCAATAGTAGATTTATCAGGAACAAATGTAATTACACTTCCTTTATCCATTCGTACTTGGTTATTTATCACAAACGCATTATTGAGTGCATTACCTTGATACCTATTTTTTTTGTTAAAATCTATGAAATTGATAGTATCAATAACATCTTTATATGTATTATCTACATCAGTCATTCGTATACCTCTAATTTCATAGATGGTATTGTTTATAGTATCAGTAACATCGTAATCCAAAATTCTTATTTGAACGCATTCAAATCCATCGATAGTTGTAGATAGTGTAACATTTGCAGAATATTCTTTAAACGAAGTGAAGAATTGTTTTATACTTTCTTTTACAGAAAATAAATCGGACGAATCAATTACAGACAACGAAGACCATTCTTTTTTACCAAATTGAATTTTTTGTCCTTTTGGTATATTAACTAATAATAATGTACCATTTTCATAATCTAATTCTATTCTTGAATTTGGTAGAAATGTACGAACATCGAAATATTTTACATTTTTTGCAGATGCTTTTATGTATGTAGAATCTTGTTCATCTTTTGTAAATGAAAATGATTCAAGTAATGGTATACTACTGTTTACAATATCATTCAGATAATCAGGAGATGTGTAATTTGCAGTAGAATAGTATTTAAGTATTTCATCTCCGCGCTTATTTAAGAATAGTAATCCATCACCTATATTATTAAACTTGAATCTAAATTCCTTTACACCTCTATTGACTGGATTTAACATGATTCCCATATCGATAGATTCTACACGTTGTGCTGGTGTAAAATTGTGTTTCAATATAAAGGTAATAGCAAAACGTTCTTCACCAAACTCTAACTCTCTTTCATAATCTACACGTATAGACATAGTGCGCAGCATAGAAATAACTTTGCTCAATTCTGATTTAGAAATTTGATTATTAGGATTTTCTAAATTCCATCTTCTGAAGTTTTCGTATGGATTTAAGAATTGTTTTCTAATATTGTCTAAACTACTATTATTGTTGTTTGCATAGATTGGGAATCTATATTTCTTATTGAAATACAATATAGAATTTTTATAAACATTCATTATAGTAAAAAACTCTCTTGGAGAAGGTTTTAACTTACTAAGTGTTTTAACTCTATAATACTTCAAATCTTGAATTCTAATATTTTTAAGATTTTGTATTTTTCCTGAATTTATTCTAAAATTTTTCTGTCTTTCATTTATTGGGAATGATTCATAGAAATTTTTTGCGTTATTATCTATTCCAAACAATCTTCCGTTTGTATTTTTGAATTGAACAAATAGATTATTTGTGTTTGGAATATAATTACCATTATATTTTGCAATATTGGATGGTTGTTCCAATTTCAAAAATTCAATATCATAATCATAACGATAATTTGATGTTGGCGCAGAAAGTATGAATTTATTTGGTTTAATAAAGAATTCATCTCTATCGAAATAGTCTTCTGATTCTAAGAATACACCATATAATTTGATTAGATTAGAATACAATTTCAAATCAATATCATAAATTCTATTCGCATCGGAAACTTCATTTAATTTTAATCGAATATCCTTTGAATAAACAAAGTTATTATTGATTTTAATATCAAAAGGAATTACTTTTAATATTCCTTCGGTCGAAATTTCCAATGTCCAATAGTAAACTGGATATTCTACACGAATATAAAGTGCATCATCTACTGATTGCAATTCATTGAAAGTCAATGTATTTACATCAACAATCAATTCAGGTGTCAATGTTCCATTATCATCACAAGATATTCTATAAAGATTGTTATTCGTTACATCTTTCAATATAGGATTCGTAATTGTACTACTATCTATATTTTTTATCCATTCTGTGTTTATTGATAAATCATCTTTCAATGTAATTCGAAAGACTTTACCCGAATGAGATTTGATGTCTTTGAATGTTACATATTTTCCATTTTCTGTATCAGAATAATCAGTAAATAGTGAACCTGAATAACCAGAACTATTCCCTAATATTGTAATCTTTATGTAATCAGTATTCTTTTGTGAAGTGAATTTAGGAATATTTACACGGTCTACTAATGTTTCACGGGTTTGTACATTTGATTCCGAGTCAATATACACTTCCCAGAAATCTAAATTAGCATCTTGAATAATAACAGGTTCTAATACTTCGGTCTTAGATTCACCAACAGGATTTACTACCAAATTTCTTGTTAATTCTGAATCAATAGTAAGAGTATAAGGTTTGGTTTGGTTTAGATTTAGAATATACGGATTCAAATATGAATCTAATTCAAAATTACCATAACGAGCTAATCGTAGATTGTCATTTACTTTCAATCTTATCGCTCTTACTATTCCTGTTTCCTCAAATACTATAGTTTGAATATCAATAATTCTAAATGCTGTATTAAAATCAATATCATAAGAATTTAATGATTTATCAAATTTTGAAAAATTCAAATGAATAATGTCATTAATTGCAAACAAATCTTTATACGATGGGTCTAATTCTATAGAATATTCAGGATAACCAATAATTTTGAAGTCATTCAATAATCTATATTCTATTTTAGATTTAGAAGAGTGTTTGACATGATAACCATCTGAGTATGTTATAATCTCACGTACATTAAGACCAAAATCTTTCAATATATGAACAGGGTCGTTTACAAATTCAACAAAACATTCTGTAGGAATTCTATTTACACTATCAATTTTCATATTTTTGATAATCAATGTTTCGTAATTGAAGTTATTATCAATTATTGTAATTGATTCAAGAGAACTCAATGCACTCATCATTTCTATATTCCAGAAAGTAAGTGTATTGTTTTTGATATAGAAGGAATTTGATACTGTATCTGTTGCATTTAGTGTTTCGACAGAACCACTATTTGTAAGTTTATATTCCCAATATGATTCTAAATTAGGTACTTTAAATATTTTGTATTTTGTTGGTACGATTGAATTAAAAATTAATGAATTGGTATTTTTAATTTCCGTTGTTTTAATAGAACCATCGAAATCAATATAGAAATACCATTTTTTGCCATTCCCTTCTGATTCAGTAACATACAAATCACTATCAATATAAACATTCTGAATAGAATTTGTACTATATTTCTTAGTAATTAATGTTCCTATTGAATTTACCGTCAATTCAAATACATTCGTTCTATTTGTTTGTAGAATTGGGTAACGGTCGTATATTTCCCATTCATTAGAATTGTAATTAATCAATTCATCAGTAATTAAATGCAACTCTTCATCAATACTAACAGCAAATATTTTTTCAGAACCAGAATCATTTAGATAAATTTCAGATTCAAATAAGTATTCCTCATAATTATTTGTATTGATTGGAATTGTTCTGACATTGTTCAAATTATCCTTAGAAACTCTAAATTTCGAACCATTTTCCGATTTAAGGAATATAGGTTGTATATTTGTAGGTAAATCTTGATTATCATTAGCAATAAACAAATTTCCAGAATAATCAATACACAACTTTTCATTTAGAGAAAAATCTATTTTATTAGAGTATGATGAATTATAGTTAGATAATTTTTCTTTAATTAATTCACCATCATTAGAAACAGATATTTTCCACGATTGTTCATTAAATTTATATCGAAGAGCAATAGATTTATATGTTTTCTTTGCTCTTATAATTGTTCTTTTTGCATTTTCACCGATAGATTTCTTCGTAGTTAATGCGCCCAATGTATCAATAGTAAGAAGATATTGATTATTTGCGTTCCAAACAAATTCTGGTGCATAGTAATCAACAATCTCGTACAAATAATATTCACTAGATGGTATTTTAGACGTAATAATATTACCACTTCTATTTACACTTACTTTCCATCGATTTTCATTTATATCTTCAATTACAATATATTCTATTGTGTTGATATTTGCATTTAAAGAATCTGTATAAGGAATAGTAATCAATGCACCATCTAAATCTGTTACTATTTCATAATATACATCTTCTTGATTCTTTGGTCTTGATGAATATGTAGGAAGACCTGATGATTTAATTGGAAAAATGTGTCCTTCGTCTGTACAGAAAACTTCTACATTGAATATATCTTCATTTGATTCAATCGATAGAGATTTATTCAATAATAGATTTGTAGTAAATGCTCCGTCTGTATCTATTACCATACTCCATAGAAATTTACGGAAGGACGAATCATCTACCAATGGCATATAGAAATTTAGGGTATCCAATGCGTAAATTGGTTCTAATCGTCTATCTGTTAATTTAATAGGATTATCAATATAAACCGATTGATTTTGTGCTAAGACAATAGGTTCTTTCGAGAATAATTCAAAAGAACGATTATACTCTGTAGAATTAAATGGGTCGATTACTGGATTGCCGAAATATGGGTCATCAGAAATTTCTATTTCATATTGAACATTATCAGCAATTAAATGAGGGAAATTGAAATCATAATAAGAATTTACTGCTTGTCTTTTTGAGATATTTAAAACCATCGAATTCAAATCAGGATTCAAATTCTTAATTCTAGGTATAATCAATTCTTGAAAATTTCCATTCGTATTTGGATAAAGTGTGTTATTACAGAAAGATACTTTAAAGAATAATAAACAATTAGTATCGTGATAATAATTTGGTAAGAATACACTATTTGTATTTTCGTCTATATTAAATGTAACAACTTTTGATTTATATACAAAATCATAATCTTCCGAGAATTGAACACGAACACAATTGAATATATTGGTTTCCGTAAATGAAATCTCTGTACCATTTAATTCTTCACTATATCTAATAGTGAAATTAGAAGTGGAATTTGTGTTATTGTATACTTTAATATCAGTTTTTCTAAATTCAATATAACTAGACCAAGACGAATGTTGATTGCTCGATATTTTCTTAAATTTACCAAAAATACTAGTTTCATTATCGAATACATTCATATAAAACGAATTATCATAGGAATAACAAATTAGTACATTCGATACTGTTGGTTCTACAAAAAAACCTATTGTTGGTTTGAATTTAAGAGTTTCGTCTGTTATTTCTGTTTCGTTAAACAAAACCTGAAATAATGGTTTAGCAATTATATTATTACTTACTGTTTTGAATATTAATTCAACATCACGTTCTGCGTCAGAGTTATACAAACTCAAAAATGCAGTAGAATTTTTATACGAAAATAGATTTTTATTTGTACTTACAATATAAGGTTTTGCATAAAGATATTCGGACTTAGCAAGCAAACTTGTTATTTCCCAAATATTACAAACATTTGAATTATATTTTTTTCTTGTAAGTAAATGTTTACATTCTTGGTCTAGGAATAAATCAATATAATAATTTTCTACAATCTCACCCAATGGTAAAATATTAGAATTAAATGTGATAGACGTATTATTATTCTCCAAAAGAATATTTTCCGAATAGAATTCAATAATATTATTAGAGACAGTTTCCGATTTTACAAAACTAGGAGTATAGAACTGAAGATTGTTCAAACTGTCTAATACAAATATTTCAATATCATACAATCCATTCTGAAGCGGAAAGAAAGAAACTATTTTGGAATTTAATTCGGTTTCATTCGATACAGAATCAAATACTGTACGTACTATTGTATTATTGCCTCTGTTTTTTACTTTTACTACAAAATTAAAAGACAAAAATTCTTCGGTTTCTATTTTACGATAGAAATTTATAGTTAATGTATCTCTTGTAGAATTTAAGTTACAATCATCTACTCTATTATTTGAATAATGTATAAATTCTTTATATTCATCCAAATAATATTCTTTTGTTATAAATTCGGAATTTTCAAACAAAACATCATTACCCAAATCTAAAATATTAGGTAAAGACAAAAATGATATATCAGTAGTAGTCTGAATATTACCAGACAAATCTACTGTAATATAATAATTTTGAATTTTTATTGCATTTGTTAGAATTTCTGTATTGTCTGCAATTTCTCTCGTTGTTAATGCACCATTTATATCCGCATATAATTCAAATAATTTTTCACCAGTAATCGAATCTCTTAAATATTTTTTAGAGTATAGTATTTCTTCTGCAAAACATTTTTGAGTAAACAATGAACCAGGCGCATATAAAAAGTCAAGTGTAGTCAACCAACCCATGTTCAATTGAGTATTTGCAAATGTATTAGATGTTACCTTCTGTAATTTTGACCAAATATAATCATAGTTATCAAAATTATTATTCAATTTGTAACCAACACGAAGGAAATATGTATTATTCGGTGGTACGTCTTGGAAAATTGCTGTTTTCTCAAATGTTAAAATTTGATTGAATGGTTTATCAAAATACGAATCTTCGTATATTTCGTATAGATAATACTCTGGTTCAAAATTTAGATTAGAATTTTCAATGTTTACATAGAATGAATCACCAGATACTAATGTTTTAAGTGTTGGTTCAAAAAGTCTTTTAGGAGAAGTAGAACTATAATTAATAAATCTATATCCACTCGTATTTTCTTCATTGAAATCTACTGAATTAGTAAACCATTTGCTTTTAATACCATTTGTTTTGCTAAAATAACGAATTCTTGAATAGTAAGAGGAATTAGCATCAAATATACTAACAGGAATATTCAAATTAATTTTGTCTGTAAAGAAACGACTATTTCTCGTATTCGGGAACTCATTGTTTCTATTTAATCTATCTAGCCAATTAGTTTCTATCAGCCAATTTTTATTTGAATCCGATTCCTTTAATCCTATCGTATCGTCTATTCTTATAGATTTAGACTCAATAGTAGAACCTGTTAAATATGCTTTTGATTTATCGATATTAGATATATCAAATATTGCATAATCCTTAATTTTGTAATCAGTAGAATCTTTATCAAATGTTAATTTTGTAGCAGGTGCTTCACCAAGATTCTTTTCACGATTGAGCATAGTATCATACAAATCAGTACCTTTGAATTCGATAGTATTGATTTCATCGTGAATAGCAGCAACATCAAATTCATCTATCATTCTAGAATTATAGTAAGAATTATCAAACATATAATTTGCACGGTCAAATGATTTTATTTTCATATCCATATCTGTAATTGGATTTGAAATTAAAGGAAGATTTCCGTGCGGAAGGAATGATGTATCTCTTACTTTTTTAAGTGGTGAAGTTTCTTTTATTCTTAGGTCTTTAAATTGTCCAATACCAATCGCATTAAAATCTGCTTTGCGTTCTGCTACGTTTAATACTCTCCATTTTGCTCTCCAAGAATGTTCACCGTTACCTTCTTGAATTTCAACAGACGCATGATAATATCCAGCAAAAGGAACGAACATTACATATCGACCTCTATATTTTCTAGAAGTATAAGGGTCTGAGAATGTACTCATATAACTCCAATCCTTCTCGGAATGTTGAATTTTCCAACGAATTGACGGTTGATAATATTTTGAACGTGAATCTTTGATTCTAAAATATGCTAACGCACCATTTTCAGGACTTGGATTTACATCTAAATCAGAACGCATTACATTTATTTTGCAATCCAAATCACGAATACGTAATGGAGAATCATCCAATTCAAGTAACGTAAACGAACCCAAAAATCCAGTACTTCCTAATGTATTTAAATTGTTAATAGTTACATTATCTAGAAAAATATCAATGTATGTAAGTATTTTAAGAAACTCAGACGTAATTATATTCAATGGAAGAAAATCTACATTCAATTCTTCTGGTGTAGAAATGCCAAGCTGGTCAAATAATGAAAGTATAATTTCATCGAGCAAATCTAAATTTAATGAATTTTTATATCCAGGATGTTGAAAGAATCTATAAGGTGTCATTGACCTTATAGAATTCCAAAGCTGATTTACAGGAATAGTAGAATTCTGAAATAGATATTTCTGTAAAATGGTAAAATTAATCTTCTTATCATTTGTAGAATCAGTTAGAGAATCTATTCCATTTGGAAGATTGTTAATATCAATTTCTATATTACCTCTATTATTGATAATATAATCTATTGGCAAATCACTACCATCTGCGCGATAATTGATAAAAATATCATAATTATTCTGAAACGAAGTTTCATTGAAATTTTTAAGAACTAATTCGATATATTCATCTACTGAATTTTCTTTAATTTTATAGATAATTGGCGGTAATTCACTTTCCTCCAATTCAGAATTATAAAGACTAAACCATGCAATAGCACGGTCTGGACGTGCAAACGCAAAGAACTTACTACCTTCCATTGTTGTTGGTTCAAATGGAAGAATCATTTCTGCGATATTTTCATTCGACCAATAACTATAGACAGGTGCATTGTAATTCTCTATACGAGCATAAGGATATATTAAGCTGTTTGAATCAAATAATTTATTTGAATCTGAATAAGTTTTACCAAATGTATTCAGAGAACCATCATTCAATATATGAATATTATAGTAATAATTATTAGAATTATAGACTGCAATTTTTTGAAAAAGATTATCAACTAATACATTTTTTTGAGGAATTCCCAAATCCTTAATCGTATATACATTCCCAGAATCAGATACTTTTACTTTCCATGTAAATCCATCTGGTGATATAAAATTAATATGTTTAGGTAGATTAGAAAAAGTATTACATTCTTTCTTAGTATACAAACTACCATCTTCTAAAGCAGATAGTCTATATGTAATACCATTATAAGATGTAATTAAATATGAATAAGAATCGAAAAAATCACTTCCGTATTTTTCAGAACGAAGATTACCCAAACCATCAAAATAAACAGCATAAGGTTCTGAAAAAATATTAGAATTTTCAGACATTGTTGGGTTGCTATTTACCCAAAAGAATTGAAATGGTGTAGTGTTCAACTCAATATCAAAATAAGACAATCCATTATCATCTACTTTTAATTTATAACATTGTTTGTTATTTGCATTAAATTGTAGAAGAGTAAGACCTTCTGTATGTTCTGTATTTGAATCCGATATATCATATGCATTAAATGCATTTTCTGCTGGATTATAATACAACTCAAATTTATTGGAATTTGCAGATGGTTGTATTATTTTTAGATTATCGGATACAGATAATTGAAGAGATAGATTACCAATACTATAATTATCTTCAGGAAGAGTTATAATATTATTCAAACTTTCTGTATGAAGAGCACCAGAAACAAAATCAACACTAATAGAATATCGACCATCGAGTGTAATCAATTCTTCAGGAATAAATTCTGCGTTGTTGTATAAAGAATCTCCTTCTGGGACTTGAATAGTATAAAGTGATTTGTTTATATCTGATACAATTTTGAATATTTTAGTATTGACTATATTCGTACACGTATCAATATAATTTGAACGTATCAGATAATATTCAATATCCGATACATCAGGTGTTACAAAATTAGTAACTAATGCAGAATTGAAAATTTCCGATGGATTAAATTCTACACTTAAATTTTGAATATTTGATGAATTATTGAATATGATAGTATCCGTAATTACACTCGACAAATCCTGATTTGTATAATTTTCAGTATACAAATATCCTGCATTTGTAATTCTTATAATTTTATTATCTAATAATACACCATCTTCTATATTAGAATCATAATTATCAATAATTGGGTCTAATGCACCATCATTGTCTATTAATATTCTATAGACAGTGCTATCATCATCTGAACGTAAAAAGAATTCGTCGATACCAATTAAATCTTCATTATATTCCCTTGCTGTTACGATTGCACCATTCAACGTCACATTTTTAATAGACCAACGATATGGTGTAATAGGATTAAATGGTATAAGATTATACTCTTTGATTCTATATTTCAATCCAATTGGAGTAGAACTCAATTTACAAAAATATGCAGAATTAAGTAATTTGAATGAATAGTCATTTAAAAATATAGTAGTATTCGTACTATTGTGAATATTACTACTTCTTAATTCTAATTTTTCCGTAGTTTCATTGTAGTATACGTAATAAAGGAAATTATCCGAAATCTTAACTAGATAAGAATCAATTAAATCTATTGGAGTGCTTCCAAAACTATCTATAAATTCTTGATTATAAACATCGATTTTGAATGTACCATCTTTTAGAATTCTTACCGAATATTTCGAATTCTCATTTGTTAGAGAAGAAACTATAAATCCATCTACATAATTTTTCGTGAAGTTAAATCCATTCACTGTTAGTTTCGAATCTTTATAAACTGGACTATATCCATTTGGTAGAATATTTGATATTTTTGGATGTGTAGAAATATTGCCTAATGAATAATAGCAATCTGATTTTCTAGAAAGAATATCAGATGGCTTTAGATTATAATATTTTAGACCTAATAAATCGAGACTTCGGGTAAGAAAATCTGATAAATCAGTAATATCATTTTCTGCTGGTTTTGCAAAGAAATTAGGTGGTGTTCCATTTCCTATTTTGAAAATAGTATTATTGGAATTCCATGTAGAAAGAAGAGATATGTTAAATTTTACTATCTCTGCGTTAATATCTGTAATTTTTGCATTAAATGGAAGAAATGATTCTTGCAACAAATCTTTCAAACTAGAAAGTTTTGCAATAATATCTGCTTTTGATTGGGGAATTACTAACTCTCTATCAGGATTAGTAGAATATATCTTACCAGGTTCTACTGCACCACTTTGTTGCTGCAATTGTTTTTGTTCCGCAATTAATTCTGGATATGTTTTAACAGGTGGAATTACAAAAGTTTGTGACGGTGAATTAGATGTAAAATTCTGAATCAAATTTGCATTAGAACCACTCGAAGGATATGTTACTCCATCACCAGGAAGTTTCTCTACTGATAATGGATAGTTGAACGATAGACCACCAGAAGGTACTATCATTCCTGAATTTATTCCTTGATTTATTTTGGAATTATTAGCAAGAGTAGCATTACTTACTTTTAGATATTTCAATGCACCTTCTGTACTTGCCTGTAAATCAATATATTCTTGTTCAATATTCAAATCACTCCAACCAAGATGGTCGAGTACATTAAATAATGCTTTATATGAACCGATATATGGAAATATTTCTTCACCTGTAAGAATTAATTCTTTAGACTTTACATTTCGGAATACAGAATCTTCTATACTATCATCATTGCTATAATCTTTATATACGTTTAAATCTTTGAATTTATCCCAGCCTTTATTACTCAAATAAGTTTTAAGACGTTCTTCAGAACCAACAACTTCACCATAAAAATAAAAATCACAAATCACATCTTCTATGACAATTTCCGCAGTAACCTGTCGACCTGTTTCTTCATTAATGAATGTAGTATTCAATTCCTTAACGAGATAGCATCTAAGAATACGACCGTATTCATTTTCTTCGTCAGATTTTATATAACAATTGAATGAATTATATTTTGATTTTTGACGTTCTGAAAATGAAATATTATTTTCAGTCAAATCAAATTTAAACAAATTAACATCACTACCGTCCGTAGAAAGTGGAAATGTATTTTCAATTTTCTTTACTGTAGGAAGGGAATCAAATTTTGAATCAGAAGATTTGAATCTATTTGTTATATCTACTTCAAATAATGAAATTTGGTCTTTCTTTTCTTCATGTGAAACTAAATCATTAGAATCAGTCCAATCAAAATACACGTATGCTCTTGAATATTCAAGTTCGTCTGTAATTCTAACATTACTATTCAACGTACTTAGATATTCAACAGCATAGAAATCAATAGAATCTAATTTATCAGTTTGTAGATTTACTTTTAATGGTACTGTAAATTTAGCAGGATTTTCATCGCGTTTTGTCTGAAAATCAAGACTGTCGACATCTGGACTTTGTGTAAAATACAAAGTATCTGTTTCGTATAAATTTGTCGGAACAGTATCGAATGTAATATTAAATTGTGGATGACTTGCAAATTCAAAATAACGTGGAATAAGATTATTTCCACGTCTATCGTAAATTGAAAGATTGTGTGTAGTAACTAAGGAATTTAACTCTAATTCAAAAAGTCGTTCTCTTAATTGTACATCTTTAATATTACTATAAAAATCTACTGGTATTTCGATTGCCATTTTTAATTTCTTATGTTTTTAATTAAACAAAATTTTTGAACAATTCCTTTATTCTTTGCTTCAACATTTGTTTTTGTGGAGTCGAAGTTCCTATTTGATATTTATAAAAATCTAATATATCATCGATTTTAAGAGGTGATGTCCAATATTCTAATAAACTTTTAACAAAATTTTCGCAATTATTCAATATAAACATAATAGAATCGTGCTCACCAAATTTAGCATTCGTCGTAAAATTTACGACCTCCCGTGAAAATGTATAACCATTTTTATCTAGTGCATCATATATAGGAATTAAATAATCATAATATCCCAAATATGTTAATAATCCCTCTACATTTTTGAATAAATCTGTAATATTTATTATTGATAACAAAATATCAGAATTTATAGTTTCTTTACTAGATTTTTTTATACGTATCTCTACAAAATTTAGTAAAAGTTTTTTGTATTTAGATATTAATTCTGGTTTGGATTTTAATACATCCAAAATAAATAAACAATTTTCATTTTCGGTTTTATCTATGTAATTATTTTCTATATAATTAATATACTTTTCTGGGGTTTCTATTATCAATTCTTCTGTAAAATCTAGAATTTTATCATCAGTATTATCTAAGTATATTTTTTTAAGTTTTGGTGTTATTTTCTTACCAAATTTTGTATTAAATTTCATTAAAATTTCATAAGGTGTATATTCAAATTCTAAACCGCCTTCGTACACCGTATATTTTTTATTAAATAAATTTTTATCACATTTTTGTAATAATTTAATAGCAACATCAACATTAAATTCTGTAAAACGATTCATTGCTAATAAAGCAGGTATAGATGTTTCTTCATATACAACCTTATTTTCCTTATTATATGAGAACGTGTGGTTGAAGTAGTGTGAATTTATTAAATTATTTACTAGACAATATTCTAATATTTCAGAGAATGAATTTCCACCATCTATCAAACCATACGAAAAAATAGGTCTTTTATTACGTGGATTTGTATTATCACCATTAAAAATAATTTCTATACATTCATTAACAGTCTTGCATAATTTACCATCTATGTCTAATGGTAAATTATTTTCTAGATAGTGTAGTAATTGTATCAAATTCAATGAATAATTAAGTTCATCGTTTTCATTATAATAGGTATCTTCGTATACAAAATAATAATCAATAAAATAATTATCATTTGATTTTCTACCCAAAAACCCATAATAATTATCATCTAACCAATCTTCTATTATTATTTTAGAAAAATTTAAATATTCATCGTTTTTTTTATTAAATTCATCCTCTGTTATTCCATCTGTCATCCAATTGATAAATTTTTCTGAATTTTCTGTTTTATCTTTAAAATATTTTACTATATTAAAATAATTTGGTGTAAGACTGGCATCTTTTTTATTAAATATTTCAAATGGTTGAAATATTTTAGTTTCCAATTTTTTTTGTAATGTTTCCAAATTAGGATATTTTGCAAATGCAATATACGAACTATCCGAATTTACTGTCGAATCATATATGTAATAAAATTCAACACCACTCTCTATATAATGATTCCAATATGCAGGTGTTTTGGATGTTGTACACCAATTTGTACATTTATTACCATATTCAAATGATGCTTTATGTGTTTTTGGTTGAACCGCAATTATTCCATCAGACTCGTAAATTATTTCTATATCGTCTATTAATTTTATTCGTTCTATTTCGGATTTTCCTTTAAATAGTGATCTTGTTGACAATTCATCTGATAAAGAACTATAAGTAGTGTATTGATTAATATCACCTTTCTTATCTTTTCCTAGATTTTGTTGCTGATTAATAAAAATTTTTAAAATATGCTGGTATCTATTTAATGTAAATTCATTTTTTGGCATTGAATCTTTATCAGATTCAATCCACCATTTACACATTATTTCTGTAAATTTGAATTTTACTTGGTCTGGGTCTTTGCTCTTTATTAATTGAAATTCTTCTTCGGAAATTAAACCCTTATTTAGATATTTCTCCCGTGCGGATTTTAATGATTCTAATATAGAAATATAATGTTTGGATTCATTTATAAAATAATCCTCGAAAGATAATGTATAATGTTTTTTCATTAATTAAAATCGTAAAAATTTTTATGAATCATAGGATTCTTTTCTTTTTTAATATCACGGACGGAATCAATAAGATGATTTAATATTGGTTCTATAGAATCCAAGAGTGCAACCATATTTGGATTTGTAAGAAAATATTTGGAAAGCATGTTTTTTAATAGATTATTTCGATGCTTTGTACCTGTATTTACTCGTTCTGTATTTCGGTTTCTTATATTATAAAAAACCTTGTGATTTACTTTCATAATTTGTTAATTGTTTACTAATGCGTTTAGTTTTTTATCCTCAAGATTATAAGACGTAGATTCAGAAAAAGAAATGTTTACTGTACATGGTTCTAATGGGTCAAAAGTATCGGAATGAAATACACCAGACCTATCATTCCAACCACCTCTTAACAATGCTATTTCTTTATCACCAATAACTATATCGCCGAACATATCTAAATTGGAATAGTAAAAATTAGAAAATTCATCGAAACTCATAATAAACTCCAATTTACGAAGCATAGTAAGACTATTGTAGTTTTCGGGAAATACTACGGTTTTCAATAAACTTGATTTTCGAAAATCATCATTCAAAAGATAAAACAATTCTCTTTCTATATCTTCGGAAATAAAATTAACATTTACTGAATCTACTTCTGGTAACGATTCTATAATCGCTGTAATATCAGATTTTGGTATTTTAGTTCTTCTGCTTACATTCAGGAAATATAAAGATAATTGTGTTTTAATTTTTGTTCTTACAACTTCAAAATCAGAACCTTTCCAAAGCGCAATAGACATATTTAAAATATATCTCTTAATTGTAGGTTGAACGAATATTAATTTAGAACCTATTAGTTTCTGTCCAGATGATTCGAGTGTTTGCTCTATTGTAAATTGTTCTCTTGGATTCAAAATAAAAGAACTAATAGGAATATCAAAATATGTTTCCGTATCTGATTTTCTAAAATTTGGATTAACTGTCAAATAAGCATATAGAACATTAGACAATTTTTGAATATCTGCTGCTGTTGCATCAGGAAGAATATCAGAATCTTTAGGTGGGTAAACATCTATCATTGAAAAGTATCTAAACTTTTCGAAATATGCAATATAATTTTGTGGTGTAGCAAGCACAGAAGATTGAGACATTTTATTCATAAGATGTTTTGTAACATCATCATCTTCCGAATTTTGACCGAAAGAAACAGATGAAGACAATTGAATATCAAATATCGTATTCAAATCCACACTATTTCCAAATTCATCGTCTGCTGGAGTAGTAAATGTAAATGTATGTCTTGAATTTTCTGTTAGATTTCCAAGCACACCGTCAGTAACTAATAATTGTATTTCGATAGTAGCACCAGAATCAGGAATACGACCATAGTATCCATTTCCAAAAATAAGGTCAACACCACCATTTCCAGTTCTAGAAGTTTGTAAAATATAATTAGTTCCATCTTGAGGCATGTCTCTCAATGAAACCTTTTCAGTCCAAAGTTCACCATTCACCTTTACTATAGAATAGAAATTTTCAAACATTCTATTTACAGGTGGATTAAATGAATATGATTGCATAGGATTTCCGTCCGCAGTTTGAACTTGTCGAATAACTTCGCCTTGTACAATAGGTAATTCTATCTGAGAAGTATTTGTTGGTAAATCAATTTCAAAATAATCCTGAAACATAAAAACAAAATAACGAAGACCATTAGAACACGATAATTCAGAATAGTTGTATAATTTAATCTTGTTATTCGATGCAGCTCCATTCAAACTAGAACGTTTTTGCGTAAGCAAAATATCACCACGTGCAGAAATACCACGAGTAGCAGAATAACCATTTTGCATTGCTATTCCATATATAGAATTTCTACGCGAAGCAGTAATAGGATTTAATTCTGTAACCGCATCTTCTATATACAACAAATTCAATTGAGAAATGCGATTCAAAACTGCTAATATTTGACCAAATGCAGATGATTGAGTAAATACACCTTCTGCTTGTCCGTACACAGAACGAACAAATTCCAAACTATCACGCATCAAATCCGTAAATACTACCCTCGAACGGTCGATTATATTTGCCATTTATTATTTTTGAAATTAATTATTATGGAGTATACTTCAATTCTAGTTTATCATTAATATAAACATTGATAAATCCTGTTCTGGAATATGTATTGTAATCTATATTTACCTTAATATCATATTCTTGGGAATCTTCACCAATATATTTTTCTATTTGCTCGTTAATTTCCTCTATTAATTGGTCTTTTACATCTTCCAATTCAAAAATATAAGATTCTAAACCTACACCAAATAAAGGGTCTCCAAGTACATCACCTTTATTTGTTAATAATATCATTCTTATCTTTTGTTTAACAATATTTACAGGATTTGTTTCGTCGATATAAAAATTTTGGTAAGCAATTTCGGTATCTGATTGTACATAAAGTTCTCTCATATCTTTCTATATCTTTCTTTATTTTTAGGAAATCATCACAAAGGAATCTGCTGTTTGCTGGTCTAATATTTCCTGTTTTACTTGGTCTAATTCTGTTTGACCTTCAGATGAAAACAAATCTTTATTCAATCGCACACCACCTGGCATATTCATATCAAACGCTCCAAGAACTCTCGATGTAGAAAGTTTTCCTTGTGCTGCACAGTATTTAAGGAAATACGGGTCGTTATAGAGAAATTGGTCTTCGAGTTTTACGTATGTTTTTAATATAACATCTCTTGTTGGATTTCTACCAATAAAGACTAATTTCTTAGAATTTGTATTATATCCATAATTTATATCTTGGACATAAAAAGCCCGCATCAAATCTAAAAATGCTAGACGTGCAGTAAGAGCAACTAATTCACCAGCAATTCCTCTATTGAATAGAAGTTCTGTTGCAACAAGACGGTCAATAGTTAATTCTTTTCCTATACCAGCAAAACGAATAGCACCACCAGCTTCTTGAACTCTTGTAATATGAGTAACACAATCTGGCATTACGATAGTTCTATTGCCCTTGAAAGCAGGATTCTCAAATTCTTGAAGTGGAATTACATAGTATTTAGATTCTACTGCTCTATTGTAATTAATATAGAACCAATCTTTAGCACGAGTAATTATTCGACCAATTTCCGCTTCGTTGATATAAAGTGGAAGAGAACCACTAACTGTAAGAATGTCTGAAATTTCCTGTACACATTCATCAAATGTAAGTGCCATTTTGTTTATTTCTTTTTTTATTTTTTCATATCACTATAAGCTGGAGAAAAGACACTAATGTCATCCATTGTTTTAAAGTCTGTGCTATAATATCCAATCTTTCTTAATATACAATCATCAAACTTTCCAAGAACAGGATATTTTCTATTATGAATCCAAAATTTAGAAAAGTAGTTATCATTGCTTCGGAATATACAATCTTCAATTTTTCCTTTTTTGAATGTATTTCCTCCATAAATTCTACATCCATTTAATTCTACATTCAATCCAATGGAATCATACACCCAACATTTTGCAAGAACACCAGATACTTCACAATTTATAATTTCATATCCATTTAAATATGCATCAGTAATTCTTGCATTTGCAATTTGATATTTCGATAACTCAGAATCGTAATTAATATCTGCTTTCTCTACATTATTTTTATAGAGTATATCAAAAAGAACGTATTTGAATGATTGCCAATACGTCTTAATAACACTGAGTGAATCTGATAAATTTACAGTAATGTGAATTTTTGGAAACATTCTTTGAAAATTATCAGGGTCGTTAAAACATTGCGCAATAGTACTAATTTTAGAATTTATATCTTCAAGTTGTTTCAATTCGGATTTATCGAGAATAGAATTATTTTTAAGTGTATTATACAATGTTACAAATGTATAATCAATAATCTTCATAATATCTTCAAATCGTTCTTCGTAATTACTACCACCCAAATATCGAATTTCTAAATAGTTTTTTTCTAATTTAGAAAAATTTACTCCGTAATATTTTGTCTTTGGAAATGAATAATTAAGCAAGTTTTCTACAGAATCTTCTATATTTAGAAATGGATTTATTCTATGAATATTTTTAATTGATTTTGTATAAACATTATTTCTTCTATTTGGAAATAAACCATAAATCAATTCTTCGTCATAGGATAGTATGAATTTCATAATATTTAATTCGAATAACTTGTGTTTCAATCCTATATCATCAGCAAATGATATATTAAAGTGAATACCACACAAATCATTTGTCCAACCATTTTCTTTTATAAAATTCAATGTACCAGCCAATACAGTACGAGCATCATAATAATTCATACTTCCCGTTACCAATTCTACCATATTAGAACCGCCAGAACCATCTGCCTCCAATTTGAAATTAGAAGCAGATGGTTTGAATTCTGAGTGTGGCGGTACAATAACTTTTGTTTGACCAACTACTGAATATGGAATAGTAATTGTTTTATTGGGAACATATTTAGAATAAATTGTCTTTAGTTTTTCTTTTGAATTAGAACTATAAAATTCGAATTCAAATCCTATATTACAATTTTTTAATATTTCATATTCATTTAGTATTCTCATTTTTGGTATAAAGTATTAATTGTCTTTATTATTCGAAGACGTTGAATAAATCGGATATTTCAAATAAATTTTAGAATCTTCTGGTGATACTCTACTTACATATACATCAATCATTTTTCCACGCTCAATAGAAATTCCATTTCGATTGTATTCCGAAATTTCATTTGAACTCAAAAGACCACGAACATTAAATCCTGATGATTTCTGAAAACTTACAAATGCATAATCATTCTTTAGGAAAATTACTTCACCTGTTTGAATACTACCTTCGGATTGTTCTCGGAACAATTCATATCCACGTCTAATTTTTTGAATGTCATTGTCTGTTTCTTCTGCTGTCTTTTGTGTCAATGTAAATTTAATAGTTCCACGCAACGTATCTATAGATTTGATGAAGAATGTCACGTAATCACCGTCTTTAATCTCATCGTCTGCGTGTTTTTGTGCAGTAATAGTGTCCAATTGAGATATGTGTAACATACCTGTAAAAATTTCATCAAATTCTACAAAAATTGCATAATCTGTTATTCCAGTAACTTTACCTGTATAATTATTTCCAATCTTGATTGCATCTGCTTTCAATGGAAGAATGTTTTGAATGTATTTTTTGTTGGAAACAATATACATCTTCGTTTGCGGTAAATAGTTTTCAATCATTACAGGAATTGAAGTATTCAACAATGTATCAAAATTTGTAATCTTGTTTGCCGCCGCAAGAGAACCTGGCATATAAACATTTACACCATCGATAGTACAAAAATATCCACCAGCATTTCGACTATGAATATATGCAGTATATACCTTTTCTGGTTCTGTACCTCGTACCTGATTTGCAAATTCTTTTCGTTTGCTATCATCCCATCCATCACGAATACTACAAATTGCATCGTCTGTTTCTTCCATTCCCTTTTGAATAGCATAAATTGATGATGTAGAGAATAGTGTATTTAACTGTTCTGTAGTCTCAATTTTGGAATTAAAAATCTTTTCGAGAAATTTAATTTCTTGTTTTGCATTGATAAATCCAGTAAGACCATTTTCAAAATTTACTTGAATATATCGAGCATTGCTATCAATATAATCTTCATTAATAGATTCAATTTTCATCGGAACACCAGGCATAATGTCTTTAATGACATTTTTTACAGAAAGAAGAGAGTTTAGAAAATTATCGTGCGATTCTCTAGAGAAACTATATTCATCTTCACGAATATCATTTAAAATTTTCTTGTAATTATTAAGAGCGAATTTAGGTTGTTGTTTTTCTATAACAAGCATAAAAATATAAAATTGGGAAAGTAAAAAATAAAAAGTTTAATGTGGCGGTCCTGTATGACCTTTTGGAAACAATGTAGTTACATTTGCGGTCATTACACTACCGTTGATTGTGATAATTTTTGAGTTAATTTCTAATATATCACAATCGATTTTAAAATAAGTGGTTTTGAATTTCATTGAAGTATTTGAATTGTGAAGAATATCTCCATTATTCAATTGTATTCTTGATTCGTTGTCTGCGTGATGAATATCAATATTCGTATTTTTTCGAATATTCATATAAGATTTCTTATGATAAACCATCAATCCTTCGGAGACTTTGTAAGTAAATCTCATATTTTCATCTTCGTCATATATCAACACGTGAGAATTTTTATAAGAATCAGAAACAAATTCACGAATAGTATCAGAAGTTCTTTCATTACTATAATAGACTGGGTGCATACGGTCTCCATCATAGAATCTTACGTGAACAACCGCACCTTTCTTTGGATAAGAAAAATTTCCTCCGCCGTGATTTCGAGTAGAACCGAAGAAATTATACGAAACGGGCCAGCACCACGGCAATTCTTCTGCATCTATTCCATCAAATTTAGAGAATACATTTATCTTACATCTTCCTAAAAAAAGTGGGTCGTCTGAATCGATTATTTGACCAATATACGAAGTATATTTCAAATCTTCCTGAAAAACATCCTTCTGTTCGTATTCTATTGGTTTCATTTAATAAAAATTAAAAAGATAATTAGTGTGCTTTTTGTTAATTAATGTATTTATCAATTTCTATTGATTAAGAATATTGTAAGGTTGTCTATATTTAACAGGGTCGACAGCACCTTCCGTAGGTTTACTTACATTTTTCGGGGAATAAGTAGGTTCTATACTATTTTCTAAACTAGAATTTGATGTAAGTTCTGATTTAGAAATTTCTACATCACGTGTATTTAGTTCTGTTCTATTTCTAAGCATTTCTAATTTTGCTTCGTATCCAGTTTTTTGTACTTCTGCTTTAGAAATTGAATGTTCTGTATTTGCATTTTGTACACTAGACGAATTAATAGAATTATCTAAATTTATACCAGATACAGATGGTGTAATTGTTTCATTTGTTACATCGATATTTGTCAATTGTGCTCTCTGTAAATTGGATTGTAGTTCTATTTTTTCTGGTCTAGATATAATACTTTCATTTTCTAAACTAGGTTTAGAAAGAGATGAATTTTCTAAATTTCCTTTGAACGAAGGCGAATTTGGTAATTGTACGTCTAATTCATTATTTAGATTCAATGTATTTGAATTATTAGATTCTATAGAATTTTGTAAATTTGTATTCAAACTAATATTTGGTGTTTCTATCTTTGAATCAAAATTAAGAGAATTGGATGGTGGTGTACTTAATTCTGAATTAGACAAATCTTTACTTAAATTAGTAAATCCAGATATATCAGAATCGAAATTTGGTGTTGTTATTTCAGAAAGGAATATTTCGTTACTTAAATTAGGTGAATTGGCTGTATCAACCCTTGTAATAAAATTAGAATTTTCCAATTTAGAAGAATCTGTCAAAGTTGCAGGACTTAGTTGATTTTCTAAATTAGGTCTATCATTTCTTTCTGACGTAATTGTGTTTTCTAGATTCAAATCTTCCAATTCAGGAATTAAATTGATATTAGACACATCTAACGTTTCTTTTTTTGGTGTTTCTAATGCAGTATTTGTTAAATTAGAATTCAATTCTGGAATAATTAATACTTCATCCAAATTTATACGTTCTGTTCCATCTGAATTAAGTGTATTATTCAAATTAATACCTTCCAATTCTACTGGCGTGATTAAATTTTCCAGGTTCAATTCACCAATTTCGGAAAGTAGTGTGTGCTCTAAATTAATAGAAGATAATTCAGATTGTAACAAACCATCTAAATTTCCACCAACACTCAAATCAGAATTTATTTCTTCTATATCAAGATTATTATCTAAAGAAATAGAATCACTTATACCTTGTATATCATTAGTCATACCATCAGATGATAAATCAATACTTCCTAATTCAGGTCTGGATATAATATTATCCAAATCGAGTGTATTTATTTCGTGTGACAAACTATGGTCTAGATTTACACCATTGTACTCATGTGAAAGTGAATGGTCAAGATTTACATCGTTGTATTCATGTGATAAACTATGGTCTAAATTCACGTCATTGTACTCATGTGAGAGTGAATGGTCAAGATTTACATCATTGTACTCATGCGACAAACTATGGTCTAAGTTTACATCATTATACTCGTGTGATAAACTATGGTCTAAATTCACGTCATTGTACTCATGTGAGA